TTTTTGGTTAGGCTCTGCTCCTCCTCCTATTTGATTACCGCAATCTGATCCTCCGTATGTTTCAGGAGCTATAGTATCAAAATTTTCTTCCCAAATTTGATCTAGAGTTTTCATACTGTGTTAAAATTTAATGGTGTTCCAAATTCTTCGGCTGTTGGACCAAAAATATCACTTGCATCTAATAAAGGTTTTAAGGGTGAAAACGTAAAGCTATCAGCTGTTTGAGGTGGAGCTAATATAATAGAAGACGAGACATTTGATTTTGTGAATTTAACTTCTTGTCTAGTTCGAGCGTCTACCATTGCATATGAAAATGTTGTTGTTCCGCTGTCTCCTTGTTTAAAAGTTGATGCTATAATATGAGGTTTCATGTAAATTAATCCTTCATAAGGAAGAATGAAGTCTTTATAAAAGGTTTTTATTCCAGGAGTATTAAGATTAGTTACATCTAAAAAAGCTCTCAAAGCATCTGATGATTTTAAAAGTTCAGTCATGTTGTTTTTCATATATTTTTTAATTTTTTCAGCAATATATGGTCTTGCAAGAACGAATTCTCTTTTTAATTGATTAGCTATATCTACATTAAAATGATCTGTACTTAGTTGTGAGTCTTGGGCGGTGCTTACTTCATTGTACCACCTTAATTCATATAATTTTCTATCATACATTTGTGCTAAAGTATCTCCGTCTGAATAAGTGTCATTCTTTTCAAGATCAAAACATAATAAATCAATAAAAGGATTTGTATCAACATTTATTCTAATATCAGAAAAAACATAATTTACTCCTCCACAATAAAGATTGTCAAGTCCTCCATAATGAATTTTTGCTTTTAAAATGGCTTCTGCTGTGAAAGTTCCAATTAGCATGTTTGGTTGAAAGTAAATTGGTTTACCAATATCATAAAATTGTCCTTCATAAATTTCTCCATATGTCGAAGTACCAGTTGGAAAACATTTTTGATATACGTTGCTTGAAACGTATTTAATGTCTACCTGATTTCTATTCATGCTTGGTGCTGATTTTGGAGCAAGACTAATTGTTGGAGTTCCCTGAACTTCGTTGCTAAAATCACTTTCTGAATAACCTGACAGTCTGTCATATCTATCCCAATAGCCTATTTGTGCTGTAACTTTAATTTTATATAGATAATTATTTGGTAAACCTGTTATTTTTATAGCACCTGCTTCTGTAATATAGGTTCCCCTAGCTACTCCATTAACATAAACTATATAACCATATATCGATGTAGAATTTAATAGATGATTAATTACGCCTATAGTTATGGTTGAATTTCCAACCGATATAAGATTAATAATTGGAGTTGTTGGTTGTGTAATAGCTTGAGATATATATGACTTAGGAGACGCCATAGCAGTTGCATTATAGCTATTCAGTGGTGAGGTGGGCTTCGATATTGGAAGTGGTGCTACTTGATACGGCATGCTTTATATTACACGCAATTATATAATTTTTAAAATTCTTTTTTAATTTGATTTATAAAAGTTATCATCTGATCTTTTGTGAAATCATTTTTCATTACATTAACACAATAGCATACGAATTCAACATTGCCTTGTATATATCCTATATTCGGATCAATTCTATCAAGGCTTGCTTTTGTAGGAGTTTTCTTGATATCCTCATCTTGACTTGTTCTAGATATTTCCATCTTTATTCCAGTGTAAGGACAAATTCCATTTTGATTATCCCAAACTTCTTTTAGATATTCTTTGGTTAAATCTGTTTGATAACCTTTTATTTTACTTCGTGATCTAGCTTTATTTGCATGATATTTAAATGGACTATATTTGTCAAGTCTACATCCACAGTATTTTTTTATTCTACTGGCATTAACTTCTTTAAATTTTTTTAATTTATTTGGATTATTTTTATAATCAGCTTTTCCAGAGCATTTTAAACTGCAATAAAATTTATTTTGACCAGCCTTAATTTTTCTATTATAATCACCTTGTCTTATTTCATGTTCTTTACTACATTCCGTACAGATTATTTTTACTGCCATTATACTATTATAAATATAAAAATTATAAATGTCAATAAAATACTTGGACCAGTGCGGAGTCGAACCGCTTCTTTTAGAGAATCCAAATTAAAATACTACAAGTTTAGTTATTTTTATTTTTAACTTTGTATAGATAAATAACAAACATACTTAGCGATTTTATTTTGAGTATTGAATATAAAAGAATAAAAAAACTTCTTATAATCAAACATCTAATTACGCAACTATCCAATAGATGTATCAAGGTAGTCACGCTGTAGAACTTAGGCTACAGAAGCGGTCATCTCAACAAGAGAAGCTCTTGCTGAAATATGACCTTTATATTTTGCTGTTTTGGCAGTTAATATAAGTGAAACTTTTTAAGGAGTCCACGATTCAACCTCCACTTGCATTTCAATTCTAATTCCTAAAATCGAAACCAAATCTGGCCCAATGTTAAAGAACTAACTGATATTACACATTATAAAGCTTTTAATAATTTTTTGCAATCTTTTTTATAAACAAAATTAAATTTAATTCTTGTGCCATTAATATCTGAAATTAATTGAGGTATGGCTATACATGGGTATTGATCTGGTTGATCATAAATATTATCATTAAAGATATTATAATTCTTTACGCATTTAGCTGAATAAATTGTCCATCTAGCTTTATTTTTTATGACTTCCATTTATATGTATTATAAATAAAATTTGACAAAAGTTTAAAATTAAAATAGTATATAGGTACATAGTTCCCAATTAGAGCAGTTTGTTGATGTCAAAAAATCAACTATCAATCCTTGAGATAGCAATGTCATAAGGGCTGACAACTATTAAAACCTTAATTTGTACATTATATGGCTAAATAAGGAAATGTAGCTATAGGCATCGCAGAATGTAGTGATCGAAGCTACCTCTGATCCATAAGTGCGATGGCCCGTTTACTGCTGAGATCGCAGTAAAATTTGGAGTCAAAAGAAAAGTTGGATTGATAATACTTAGCTTCAGATATATTACATCTGGAGGTAAAGCCCTTTTGGATATCAAAGAAAAGTTAAATAATCAAGAAGAGAGTTATATTAAAACCATACTTCATTATGTATTATTCTTAAGACTTTAATCCAATCCTTAAGATGTTCTGATATATGTATTTTATCAGAATTTTCAAAACCATTTTTAGCTATATTATAATAAGTATTTTCTGATGGATAGGCTCTTCTTGGTTTATTTAAATTTTTATAAAAGAATCCTAAGAATACGAGTAAAGATTTAGCTGTATCTTCATCATGTTTAAATTCAAGTATAGATTTTTGAACAATAGGTTCTCCTATTAAATCGTAAAATTTTAAACCAACTGCTTCTGAAACATATTCTTTTTCTTCAAAAGAGTATTTTAAATCTTTGCTGTATTTTATAATAGTTATTTCTGCAAAGACTGGAAAACTTATATCAATAATGCCATCTATGTTTTCTTCGCAAATTTTATTTAATATTTCTGGTAAGCATTCTGGATCTTGTATTAATAAAAAAGTTTTTTCTGCAGACAGTTTTAATTTCTTGGCAAAAAAATCTATATCCCTATCTGAAACAATCATATAGATTCTTACAGTTAATTTTTATTTTTATTTAATAAATGTTGCTGAATTATATCAAAATTACGATCTAATTTAGCTTCTATTCTATCAAAGTAATCATCGAAAGATTCTTTAGTAACATAAGTAGTTGAAATTTTTAAAGCTAAATCTGAGATTTCTTGCTGGTGTTTTCTGCTCTCTGATTCCATTTCTTTTCTTAGAGTTATAAAGTCGCTAAAAGTTTTATCGTTAATCTCTTTCATTAGATTCTCTTGCTTATCAAAAAGAGAGAATACTCTAGTAAATAACCATCCTCCAAGGAAAGATAGTGCTCCTAAAATCAAATTAAATAATATTGTAATATCTAAATTCACATAGATAATTACACATTAATATATAATTATTACAGCTTTAAATCACCAAAGTCATCATCAGAAATATCAGTTTTTCTTGCTCCAACTTTATAACTTGAAATTTCTGTTTCTTGAGGTGCAACTTGTACTTTGCTACTATCTAAGTAACTATCGTGCCAGCCACCAATAGGATTGTCTTTTTGATTAAATATTTTCTTGTAACCAAGGCTTCTTAACCTAGAATCGCACAGCCATTTAGAATAACCATCTAATACTTCAGCATTTAATCCAAGTAAGCTACCATTACTAAATAGATATTTAGACCATTCACTTTCATTTTTAGCGGCTTGTTCATAAAAAGCATAAATCTTATCTTCACTTTTCTTTACAATACTTGTGAAACCTTCTTTATCTTCATCTCTTAAGATTTTAAGTAGATTTTGACTAACTGCAAAATGCAGAGCTTCATCCCTTTGAATAAATTTAATAATCTTAGAATTACCTTCCATCTTGCCTCTGTATCCAAAATAAAAAGAACAAGCAAATGAAACATAAAATACAAGTCCTTCCATTACATTAATAGAAAGAATAGCATCAAAAATCTTTTGTTTAGGATCTTTCTTTTCATCACTACCAAGAATTTTATCAAAATTATTTCTAATTAACTCGGCGCGACTTGTAATTTCTTTGTCTTCCATGATGCTGTCAAAGAATTTAGTTGGGTCTGGATATACATTGTTTAAGAGATAAGAGTAAGAGTAACTATGGATGCCTTCAAATTGAGCCCAAGTATTCATGCAAATTTCAAGTTCTGGATTACTTACATAATCTTTCAAGGAATGAATGCTTCTAGAAAGCATACTATCTCCAAGTGTTTGGAATCTTAAATTACTATCAAATACAAACCTTTCTGTATCAGTTAGATTTTTATAATCACTTCTATCTTTTCCTAATGCTATTTCATGAGGCCACCAAAAATTTTCGTTTTGCTTTTTAAATAATTCAAAGAATATTGGATACTTAAAACGATCATATCTTTGAAGGTTAAGATCTTCACCAAGAAATAATGGTTGTTTAGTGGTGTCTATATTTTTAAAATTTAATACTGTTTTCATGGACTATAGTTTACACGCTCCACTTGAACAATCTTTATCTTCTTTTTGATTTAACGATTGCTCTTTATCTCCATCGTCTGTATTATTATAATATAAACTTATTAAGCCGAGACTATAAGCATAAATGAGTTCTTTCATAACTTTTGCGTCTGGAAGAATATTATTTTCATAATGACTATAGTTGTAGTATACATTAGTTGATATAGCCATGTCAATGTATTTTTGAATTACTGCATTAATTTTAAGTAATCCAGAGTTATCTTTTAAATCATATGCTAATTCATAATTCTCATCATACTTTCCAATTCCTGGAACCATAACTGGAAGTTTACCCATTTTACTAGTTTTATATGTTATAAGGCTACGAATAGGTTCGACTCCATTTGTTGAGCATTGAATTACAGAACTACTTTCGCATGGCATACAAGAAGATAATGTGGAATGTCTTAATCCAAATTCTTTAATATCTTTTCTTAATTTATCCCAATCAAGTGATAACTTTCTTTTAACTAATTCATCTACTTTATCTTTGTAAGTATCAATAGGAAGTATACCTTTTGAATATTTAGTTCTATCAAACTTATCGCATTTGCCTTTTTCTTTAGCTAATTCGATACTACTCTTTAATAAATAATATTGAAAATGTTCCATCCACTCATCAACTACAGATAGTGATTTATCAGAGCTATATTTTAATTCATTTTTAGCCAAGAAAGCTGCAAGATTTGTAATTCCAACTCCAAGACTTCTTCTTTTTTTAGCAAAATTTTCAGCAGCAATATTAAAATAATCTTGAAGCTCAATGATTTCGTCCAGAAATCTTACGATAAGATCGCAAGTCTTCTCAAGATCTTGCCAGTTTTTAATTTCTAGCATGTTTACAGCTGAAAGAATACACATTCCAATTTCGCCTTCTTTATCGTGATAATCATTCAATGGAATCGTGGGGTGAATAACTTCTGTACAAAGATTACTCATTGTAACTTTGTCTAACCATGCTCCGTGATTATTTGCATGGTCTACATTTAAAATATAAATTCTACCAGTTTCAACTCTTTCTTTAATAATAAGAGAAAATAATTTACGAGCAGATATTTTCTTTTTAAGTTTTAGTTTCTTGGATTCACATTCTTTGTATACTTTATCAAAGTCTTTTGTTCCCCATGCTTCATAAAGTTCTGGAACTTCTGCATTATTAAATAGAGTAATATCTTCGTCTTTCAATACTCTATCATAAAATAGTTTACTCATACCAACTGTATAATCAAGTTTACGAACTCGATTATCATCTGTTCCTGCGTTATTTTTCAATACAACAATATCTTCAATTTCATAATGCCACCATTGAATATTACAAGTTGCACTACCACCTCTCAATCCATTTTGTTGCCACGCCTTTACGCTGCTTTCATAGATTTTTAAAAATGGAATTAAACCAGTATGAACAACTTCTCCATTCTTAATAGAAGATCCAATAGCTCTAATCTTACTTACATCAATACCGATGCCACACCTATTCGCTGTAGCCATACTAACAGCAGTAGCGCTAGCAGTAATACTATCTTTTGTATCATCTACTCCAATCAAACAACAACTTGCATAATTTCTACTAGATGTTCTAACCCCTGCCATTACTGGTGTTGGAAGATTAATTTTATGCTTACTAATAGCATCATAAAATTTTCTAATATAAGAAAGTCTTGTTTCTACTGGATATTTTATAAAAGCATAAGCAGAAATTAAGATATAAGCAAATTGAGGAGTTTCGTGAATTTCACCATTAGTTCTATTCTTAATTAAATATTTATCACAAAGCTGTTTGATTCCAGCATAAGTAAAGATAAAATCTCTATCGTGATCAATAAACTCACCAATTTTATTTATTTCATCTTCTGAGTAGTGATTTAAAATACTTGAGTCATAGATTTTATTTTTAATATTTTGATTTAAAAATTCTGATAGTCTAGGAGCATGCTTTCCCTTCCAAACATCTTTTCTGAGTTGGTAATTTAATAATCTGGCTGCAACATATTGGTAATTTGGTTTTTCAGTTGAAATTAAATTAGCTGCACTTTCAATTAAAAGATTATGAATTTCTTTTGTGTTGATTCCGTCGTGAATATTTATTTTTGCATTTATTTCGATATCTGTTAAGCTAACTCCACTATAACCATCAATTGCCCAATTGATTACTTTATTTATTTTCTCTATATTAAATTTTTCAGTTGATCCATTTCTTTTTTTTACATTTGTATTCTTGTTCATGGTGCAGTATGCTAGTAATTATATTACAACGCATTTAACTGAATGAAAAGAAAATTTTAGAAAATTATTAACAATTTAATCTAAGTGACTTTTTGGGTGTACTTTACCTTTTCTTTTTTTAGACCAATCCTTGTAATACTTTTCTTTTACTGGATCTTTGCCATAAATTTTTCTTCTTTTTTCGGAAAGGTCTGCGCTACGATCAAACATATCACCTAATGTACCTTTTTTATTTTTTGTAAATTCCGAAAATTCTCTCGGAGTACAATCTGCCTTTAAGTTACCTTGGGTATTAACCTCTGGTGCAGTAAAAACTCTTTGCCAAGTTATTCCATTTTTGTCTATATAAACATGATCATCGTGAACAGATTGAACTACGTCTATAGTTTCTTCGGTATCTGGATGAATATAAGTATATAGTGGCATTAC